GCATTCTTCAGATAGAGGCACAGGCTTTACGCAACCTACGTAAACCAGTCCGCGCCAACAAACTTAAAATACATCTAGATATGGAGACGTATTGATGGCAATGACCCCCGAGTCACGTGTGAAAGCCCGTGTAAAAAAGATACTAGATACACATAACGCGTATTACTTTATGCCGATTGGTGGTCCATATTCCCGTCCCGGTATACCTGACATTGTGGGTTGCTATAACGGCGTGTACTTTGCGATTGAGTGTAAGGCAGGTAAGGGCAAGACCACTGCGCTACAAGATAGAGAACTCAGTTTGATTAGTAAAGCAGGAGGGATAGCTATCGTGGTAAACGAAAATAACCTAGATGATGTAGTAGCTATGTTGGAGAGGATGTAATGGATTTGATTACGATAGACATGGAAACTTTTTATAGCCAAGACTTTAGTCTTACTAAGGTAACAACAGAAGCATACGTACGCTCACATGAATTTGAAGTAATCGGTGTGGCGGTTAAAGTAAACAACGGACCTACACAATGGGCTAGTGGCACGCACGAAGAAATCAAACAGTGGTTACATGCAGAGTACGATTGGTCGAACGCTATGGTACTGGCACATAACACTGCATTTGATGGGTCTATCCTTCATTGGAGGTTTGGCATTGACCCTTACGTCTATCTCGATACGTTGTGTATGGGGCGGGCTTTGCACGGTGTGGAAGTTGGGGGCTCCCTTAAAGCGATGGTCGAACGATATGGTATCGGGGAGAAAGGCACAGAGGTATTGAACGCTAAAGGTAAACACAGACAAGATTTTACCCCTGAGGAGTTGTCACGGTATGGGGATTATTGCATCAACGATGTTGAACTCACGTACAAACTGTTTACCTTGATGTATAAGGACTTCCCCAAGAAAGAACTTAAGTTAATTGATTTGACCCTACGAATGTTTATCGACCCAGTACTAGATTTAGACCTACCCCTTTTGGAATCGCATTTGAGTGATGTGCAAGAACGCAAGCACAAGCTATTAGAACAAGCAGGGGCGGACAAGAAAACCTTAATGAGCAACCCACAGTTCGCTGACCTACTACGTGGTCTTGGTGTAGAGCCCCCCACTAAGATAAGCCCCGCGAATGGTAAAACAACTTGGGCGTTTGCAAAGACTGATGAAGCGTTTAAAGCGTTACAAGAACATGCTGACGACCGAGTGCAGTCATTAGTAGCCGCTAGACTTGGCACGAAAAGTACATTGGAGGAAACTCGTACACAACGTTTTATTGATATATCCAAACGTGGGTTGTTGCCTGTACCGATTCGATACTACGCCGCGCATACAGGTCGGTTTGGTGGGGATGGTAAAATTAATTTGCAAAACTTACCGAGTCGTGGGGCCAATGCAAATAAACTTAAACAGTCAGTCATCGCACCGCAGGGGTACACCATTATTGATGCTGACTCAGCACAGATTGAAGCTAGGGTACTAGCGTGGTTAGCAGGACAGGAGAACTTAGTACAAGGTTTTGCCAATCAGGAAGATGTGTATAAGAAGATGGCCTCAGCTATTTATGGTAAGCCCGAAGGGGACATCACCAAAGAAGAACGCTTTGTTGGTAAGACTACAATTTTAGGTGCGGGCTACGGGATGGGTGCGTTGAAGTTTCAGGCACAACTAAAATCGTTTGGGCATGATATGGAGTTGTCAGAAGCGCAACGGGTTATCCAGATTTACAGAGATACCAACGAGGATATTGTTGGGTTGTGGAGAGAAGCTCAGAATGTGCTTATAAACATGTTGAGTAATGTAGCTTCACCTCTCGGTAAAGCGGGTGTGTTAGAGATAGTCCCAAGTGCACGTGCTATTAAGTTGCCATCAGGGTTGTTGATGCGGTACGACGATTTAGATTACGAGCAAGGTGAACGTGGGCTTGAGTTCAGCTATAAAACTCGCAAAGGTAGGACGCGTATTTATGGCGGTAAAGTTGTAGAAAATATCTGCCAAGGGATAGCCAGATGTATAATAAGTGACCAGATGATACGTATCGCAAAGAAGCACCGTGTTGTCCTAACCGTGCATGATGCAATTGCTTGTGTTGTACGAGATGAAGAAGTTGAACAGGCAGTTGTTGATGTTGAAGAGGCGATGCGGTGGGTGCCACCTTGGGCAGAGGGACTGCCCCTTAATTGTGAATCCGGTTACGCCAAATCCTATGGAGATTGTTGATGAGTGATACCCCCTTAGACTATTCGTTCCACACCATAACTGTAAGCGCAGGGATGAAGGAACTACATAAGCTGTTAAAGAGTGAGCATTACCTTATGGCTATGGACTTAATAGATGGGTTAATAGTTGAACTAAGAATGGCCAAAGCCGCTGTACGGGATTTAGAGGAGCGTAGACGATGAGTTTACCCCCATGGTCGTTTAGCGGCATCAAGACATTTGACCAATGCCCAAAGAAGTATTACCACTTGAAGATCACCAAGGAGTATAGTGACCCCCCAACCGAAGCCACCCTATATGGGAGTAGGTTTCACACTGCCGCAGAAGAATATATACGAGACGGAACTGCGCTACCCCCGTATTTTGAATATGCCAAAGGGGTACTAGACAGCCTAAACAATATGGAAGGCACCAAGTATTGTGAGTATGAGATGGGGTTGACGCAAGACATAGAACCATGCGGGTTTAAAGATGCTAACGTATGGTGGCGGGGTATTGCGGACTTAATCATTATTAACCACACAACTGGGGAAGCTAGGGTTGTTGATTACAAAACAAGCAAATCGACTAGGTATGCAGACACAGGGCAGTTAGAACTTATGGCCTTAGCTACGTTTAAACACTTTCCAGAGGTAAAGAAAATCCGTGCAGGTTTAATATTTGTTGTATGTAAAGGGTTTATTAAAGCATCATACACAGTTGACGATGTGCCTGAGATACTAAGTAAATGGACGGCGGAACATGATAAATTAAAAGCCGCTTACGAAAATAATGTATGGAACCCTAGACCATCAGGGCTATGCCGAAACCACTGTGTAGTATTGGACTGCGCACACAACGGGAGAAATTGATGCCTTACAAAAACCCCAAGAAAGACCGCCCCTATAAAGAAGAATACGAACTCCAGAAATCCCGTGGGGAACATGAGGGTAGAATGGAGAGGCAAAGAGCGAGGCGAGAGTACGACGCAAAAGGTATAGATAGGACAGGTAAAGATATAGACCATAAGAAGTTAATTAGTAAGGGCGGTAAGAATTCAGATGGCACAAGGTTAGTGTCACCGAGTAAAAACAGAAGTCGTAACGGTAAGAAGAAAGCGAAGTAATACAATTTAAAAGCTAACCCCGGACAGCAGTTCCGGGTGTTTTTGTATGCGAAGAGAGAACACAGATGGAAATTATAGACAACAAGGCATTACTATTAACACTACGCCACCCGCAACGTGTTACAGACGTTATACCAAAAAGTAAAGTGGTAGGAGAGAATCAAGTGTTGGTTAAGTGGGGTATCGACGAAGCACAGGTGCTTAAGAATTTAAAAATACGTAACATACCCTCACCAATAATGTCGCAATATACTTGGGCGGGGCAGTACAAACCGTTCAAACATCAGAAGACAACATCGGCATTTCTAACCCTACATAAACGTGCTTTCTGTTTTAACGAACAAGGTACAGGCAAGACAGGCAGTGTCGTATGGGCGGCTGACTACTTAATGAAACAAGGTAAGGTCAATCGTGTGCTCGTCATATGCCCCCTATCTATTATGGATTCAGCTTGGCGCGCAGACATATTTAAATTTGCTATGCACAGATCAGTTGATATTGCATACGGTGACGCCGCTAAACGTAGAAAAATTATTCGAGGTAACGCCGATTTTGTCATCATAAATTATGACGGGGTTGAGATTGTTAAGGACACCATAGCCGAAGGTGGGTTCGATTTAATTGTTGTAGATGAAGCGAACGCGTACAAAAATGCCCAAGCAAAACGGTGGAAAGTTTTGCACAGCTTGCTAACCCCAAGCACATGGTTATGGATGCTCACAGGTACTCCTGCGGCGCAGTCGCCAGTTGACGCATTCGGTATAGCTAAGTTGGTTAACCCTAGTGGGGTGCCTAAGTTTGCATCAGCATTTAAAGACATGGTTATGTACAAAGTTAGCGCCTTCCGATGGATACCTAAAGACTCCGCTTCTACAATTGTGTTTAATGCGCTACAGCCCGCAATTAGGTTTACCAAAGACGAGTGCCTTGACTTGCCGGAAATGACCTATGTTAAACGTGAAGTAGCTATGACTAAACAACAGGAGAAGTACTACAAACTTTTACGCACCCAGATGATTATGCAAGCGGCGGGAGAAGAAATAACGGCGGTGAATGCCGCAGTAGCGATGAGTAAGTTACTCCAAATATCATGTGGTGCGGTGTACTCAGACAACAAGGAGACAATCGAGTTTGACATTAAGAACAGGTACAACGCACTGATTGAAGTTATCGAGGAAGCTAGCCAGAAAATATTAGTGTTCGTGCCTTTTAAGCACGTTATCGGTATACTAAAAGAACGCCTTACCGCAGATGGTATAACTACCGAAGTCATATCGGGTGACGTGCCAGTTAATAAACGCACCCAAATATTTAATTCGTTCCAGACAACCCCAAACCCTCGGGTGCTTATAATACAACCCCAATCTGCGGCACACGGGGTGACACTTACTGCGGCGAATACAGTGGTGTGGTGGGGCCCAGTACCGTCTTTGGAAACATACGCTCAGGCAAATGCACGGGTACATAGGTCAGGACAAAGGCACCCAAGCACAGTGTTCCAATTGCAAGGTTCTTCCGTAGAACGCCATGTATATTCATTACTTGACAATAAAATTGACGTTCATTCAAAAATGATTGACTTATATAAAGATTTGTTGTTATAATACATAAACCATATAAATAATGTAGTTCCAAAGGAGAGAGAGATGGATAACGAGAGTACTATCCCAGTCGATAAGCTAGTCAAGGTGTACATCAAGATGCGTGACCACCACACCACGATGATGCAAGAGTTTAAAAAACAGGAAGACGCAAGTGTTGGTCAGATGAAGCAGGTCAAAGATGCACTATTGGCGTACTGTAAAGACCAAAACCTAGAGAGTGTAAAGACCGCAGAGGGTTCGTTTTACCGCACCACTAAACGCCGTTATACCACAGCAGATTGGGGATCTATGAACCAGTTTATTTTAGAACATCAAGTTCCTGAGCTGTACGAGAAGCGCATACATCAAGGAAATATGGAGACATTTTTAACCGAGCATCCTGACCTACTACCTCCGGGTCTGAATTGCGATGCCGAATATTCTGTAACTGTAAGGAGAAATAAACAATGATAGACGGGGCTTTTGTACCTATTGATAAGGTAGCGAGCCATTTTTTTGTTACCGTACACACGATAAGGGCTTGGGTTAAACAGGGGCATATCCCCCGCAATTCGTATATTAAAGTGGGCAACACATACCGCTTTTCTATACCCCTAGTAACCGAGGCACTAACGACTAACAATGATGGCCCAGAGGATACCATGCCGGAAACATCGGATATGGACGAAGAAATTACTATGCAGGAAAACTTACCCGTTCAGCTTGAACTGGATTTTGATGTTAATGAAAATATCTAAGGAGAGATAACTCATGAATGACGTAACTTTATTTGGCAATAAGAGCAGTTCACTGGTAGCTAGTTTGGCCAACCTACCTGACTTTACCGACGTTCTCGCAGGTAGTAATAGTGCGGGTGGAGGTGGTACTAATCGTCGTATCTCAATTAAAGGCTCGGCGTTCCGCCAAGTATTGAACGGCAAAGAGTATCATGTGAACGAAGACCGTGCTATGAATGTGGTGGTAGTTCGTGTCGCACCTGTATCACGTATGTTCTTTGCTGGTTCGTATAAGGAAGGTGAGGTAGCAAAACCCGCATGTTGGTCGTCAGATAGCCGTGAGCCTGATGCTTCAGTACCACAAGACCAGAAGCAAGCTAACCGATGTATGGATTGCACCCAGAACATTAAGGGCTCAGGTAATGGGAACGGTCGTGCTTGCCGCTTCCAACAACGTTTGGCTTTAATGGTTGAAGGTGATATCGAGAAGAAAGAGATTTACCAAATCACCTGCCCTGCCACATCTATTTTCGGTGAAGGTACTACTGATAAGATGCCACTGCAAGCGTACGGTAAATACCTCAAAGCGCATAACACCAACATCGTTACAGTAGTGACCGAGATGCGTTTCGATACCGCAAGTCCAACACCGAAGCTTGTGTTCAAGGCAGTGCGCCCATTGAATGACGCAGAGCAACAAGGGGTCTTGGATATGATAGAAGACCCTGAAGCTATTAAGGCAGTAACGCTTAACGTTTCACAGATGGATAAGGCAATTCCTGCTCCAGTACTTGAGGCTCCGGTAAAAGTTGCCGCACCGAAAGTAGTCGAGCCAGAAGTCAAAGAGCCAGAAGTCAAAGAGCCAACGAAGGTGGTAAAGAAATCCGCCCCTGCGGCTACTAGTGAGCAAACTGACCTTAGTTCCCTCGTTGATAATTGGGACGATTGATACCAGTTCCGTGGGGGAGGTGTTATGCGCGTTTGTTTTTCGTGTAACATGGACCCCCGTTTCCCAACAATGAGAGGCCCTAAATAATGGAAACAAAAAATTTTTTGGGGGTGGTTCTAAGCGGAGAAGGTTATTATTGCGTAACTGGAATCGAGGGGAAGAGTGAGGGGAGTAGACCTAGAGTAGAGTCTAAATTTTTTACAAGTATCGACGAAGCATTAAACAAAGCATATGAATACGACCAACAGGGGTTAGATGCATACTTTGCACTGGCAACATTTTATGCCGATGGTTCAAGAAAAAACGATAACGTAAAATTTCTCAGGTCTTTCTTTCTCGACCTCGATTGTGGTGTAGGCAAGGATTACGAAACCCAATCTGAAGCATTAGAGTCACTTCGCGAGTTCTGCAAAGAACTGAAGTTACCCATACCGGTATTAGTAAACTCGGGACGTGGTATACACGCATATTGGCCTATTGACCGTGATGTACCTGCGGACGAGTGGTTACCTGTTGCACACCGACTGAAAGAGTTATGTGTACAGCATAGCTTGTATGCAGACCCAGTTGTAACCGCAGACATATCACGTATTTTGCGGGTGCCCGGCACCCATAACTATAAAGATGTACCACCTAAAGATGTAGCGTTTATTGGTAACACAGTAGCCCCTATGCCATTTGAGGTGTTTAAAAACATTCTAGGAGAGAGCCCTTTAAGTAGTCTGAGAAAACCGTATGTCCCACAGGAAGCAAACTTAGTTATGCAAGCGCTTGTAGGTAACTACACGAGCAGATTCAAAACCATCATAATGAAAACTATTAAGGGTGAAGGGTGCGATCAACTCAAGTACATAATTCAAAACCAAGCGGATATGTCTGAGCCAATGTGGCGCGCAGGATTGTCTATTGCGTCGTACTGTGAAGATAGGGATAGGGCTATTACTCGAATTTCTGAAGGGTACCCTGATTACTCTGAGGAAGCTACTGCACAGAAAGTTAACAACATTAGAGGGCCATATACATGCGCAAAATTTGATGAGTACAACCCCGGCATATGCCCATCATGTCCGAATTTAGGTAAGGTAAAGTCGCCTATATCTTTGGGTAGAGAGTTAGCAGGGAACCCCGATGAAGCTATAGTAGTTATAGACCATTCGAGTGAGCGAGATTTACCACCACAACCAATGAAAGAGTATGTGATACCTAGTTACCCATTACCCTACCGCCGAGGTACTTCCGGTGCAATATTTAAAATTGTTACGAAAGACGACGAGGAGATTGAGGTGCCTATATACCACAACGCGTTGTACGTGGTTAAACGAATTAACGACCCCGATAGTGGGGAGTCATTGGTAATGCGATTGCATTTACCAAAAGATGGAGTCCGTGAGTTTACGATGCCGCTTACGGCAGTTATGGCTAGAGATGAGTTCCGTAACTTTATGGCAAGGCATGGCGTGGCAATGATTAAAATAGAGGAACTTATGGCTTACGTAACCGCATGGGTAAACAAGCTACAGATGGAAGTTGAATCTGAAGAAGCCCACCGTCAGTTTGGGTGGACAGACGACAGACAGTCGTTCATTGTAGGTAATATGGATATTAAGGCTGATCGTATTGATGTAAACCCACCATCAGTTAGCACTTCATACCTATTCCCAGTATTTAAACCGCAGGGCACTTTAGAAGCATGGAAACAAGCCCTTAACTTTTACAACCGTCCCGGGTTTGAGGTGCACCAGTATATGCTAGGGTTGTCGTTCGGTTCGGTCTTGATGGAATTTACACCTATCAACGGGTCTATCTTCCACCTGTACCATAAAGAGTCTGGGCTAGGGAAAACTACAGCTATGTATGCAGGAGCATCCGCATGGGGCAATCCTGAGTCGATGGTTATGTATGAGAAAGACACCATGAACTCAAAGATGAACCGTATAGAGGTGTACAAAAACGTCGTAGCATATTTCGATGAGATGACCAATACTGCACCGAAAGATTTGAGCGACTTCGGTTACGGTGTGCCAACAGGAAGCCAAAGAAACCGTATGTCATCTAGGGGTAATGCGGAACGGTACCGTGGTAAGCCGTGGAGAACATTGGTGGGCACTACCGGAAACACCGATATGGTAGAGCGTATAAGTAGCTACAAGTCTATGCCCAAAGCTGAGGCACAACGTATATTGAGTTACCGTGCACCGATGATTGCGTTCTCAACGAAGGAGGAAACTGACATTCTTATTGCGGAGTTAAAAGAAAACTACGGACATGCAGGGCCAATATACATCCAATACTTGTTGAACCATCAAGCTGAGATTGTTCCTACCTTACAAGAAGTACAGAAGAAAATTGACATCGCCGCAGGGCTTAAAGCGGAAAACCGATTCTGGTCTAATCAGGCATCATGTATTATTGTCGGGTTGATGTTTGCAAAACGTGCAGGGTTGGTAGACTTTGATATGAAGAACCTGACACGTTGGGTAATTGAGGACTTATTGGCTAAGGCCCTTGATATATCTGCGGGTATGCGTAGTACTGTGGAAGATACGTTGACCGACTACATCGCCGAGAACTACAACAACATGTTGCGCATAGATAGCACTCAAGATGTTCGTAGGGACGCAAATGGTATTGAGAAGGCGAGCTTGCCAGAAGCTTCACCTAGAGGCACGTTGGTTATGCGGTATGAATATGACACCAAGCGCCTATATATACTACCTAAACCATTTAAAGATTGGTGCATAAAACACCAAATTAACTACTCGGGAGTAATTGAAAATTTCAAGGACGGTCGTACTAGCGCTACTAAAATGAAGGTTCGGTTAGGTAAGGGCACACATGTTAACTTACCACCGACTGACGTATGGGTGTTAGATTGCACACATTTTATGGACGATGAACGGGAAGAAACAATTGCCGCCCAAGCGATCTTTGCGGAAAGAAAAGCGGATCAGGTTATCTGATCTTAGCCCTGACGGGGTGTTAATAATCGTGGATTGGGATAACTTCCCGATAGGGGCATCTGTTTTTGTCCCTGTTATTGACTACCCCAACTTATACAGGCAACTAGATGATGTTTCTGAGACGTTAAAAATTGGGTTAGAAACCCGCCACACCATAGAAAAATCTACCCTAGGAGTACGCATATGGCGGATATTGTGATACTATTTGTTTGACAGACTCTCTCCCTGTCGATACTCTCCTTAAGTTGGTACCTTACCCCCGGTCTCCCCCGGGGGTTTTTTATTCCTCGTCGTATTCCCGCATACTTTGTTCGAACTCGGACATATACTTTTTGCTGTACCGAACACCCCCACGCATCTCAGCAGAAGTCCTATTGAACTGCGCCCTCGACCTACGTACAGTATCAGCGGTTATAGCGTTAGCTGGGTGTCTTTGGCTAAACTCCTGCATCTCACCCAATAGGTCATTTACGGTATCAGAATCACCCTCGTTTATGGCTAAGTTAAACTTCCGAAGTAACGAGGTGCGTTTCTCATTCACTGCGCGTTCTTTACCCTTCTCGATGGAGTTAATTTCCAGTTGCCGGGTGTATTTAGCAGGGGAGAAACCAAACATTTGTGCCGCTATAGAACCATACCCTACGTCTTCTATAATTGGGTCACCCCTACGGCTGTTAGCACCTTCAGTAGCAAACCTCAGTGCCTTAGATACATTACTAAACGCCGAAGGTAACATCTGCTCAATACCACGCTGTGTATTGCCTTGGCGAATGTCCTCAATACCGCGAAGAGTACGGTTACCAACGCTGTAGACAGGACCACCTATAAACTCCATTATCTCAGCCATAGGCTCTTGGTCACGTTGCACTGGGTTTTCTCTAAACAACAAGTCACTCAAACCGATACGTGCCGCAACGTCTACACCGAGAAC